TTCGTTGTCCCAGCTGCGGCCAACGTGAAAGCAGTAGTAGAAGCATTTCCAGAAAATGTTTCTGAAGCTACATCATTAATGTCTAATCCAACTAAATATCCTGCCATCTAATTTATTTCCTCTTATTAACCTTTTGGATTCGCATCTTTAACCGCTTTTAATTTTGCAGCCATTTCATCGGAAAAGACTCCTTTGCGATATAAATCATCTAACTGATCTCCAATATCAGGGTATGTTCTGCGTCTAATCTCATCGTATGGATGTGGGGATTGGCTGGCAGCAATAATTGCAATCTTAGTTTCTACTGCTTCAGCGCCAGAAGCGTCAATCGCTTCATAGCGGTTGAAGCAATTCTGGACCCAAGCATCAATTTCTCTGGGCTGCATTTCTCGTCCAAGAATTTCTCGTTGTTCATCTGTTAATTCATATGCCATAAAATTCTCCTATCCTACCAAAAAGCCGCCAAAGCTCATGTTGACACCGCCGTCAAGATCAATAACTTTGGACCCGCCGGAGATGCCTATTTTAACCACGCATGTCTCGCTGGCGCCCAAGTAAGTGTTACATGATCCCGCCAGCATGAAGTAGCTATCAGCGGTAAATGCGGTCGCCGCACTTTCATATGTAGTGCGCATATTGTCAGTGCCTCCGCCGGTGGTTACAAACTCCATATATGCAGTGGTATGGTTTGAGGCGACTTGAATACAGAAAGCTGTGGCATGAAAGAAGTAATTTCCAGCAACTGGCGCAGTGAACACACCGTTTAAATGGTCACCATTTGCGTCAAAAACGTCTGTGTTAAAAACAATCTGATAAAAAGTGCCGTCGCCTGTGACGTTGGAGACAGAGCTTCCTGATGCCTTAAATGCTGGGTTTAATGGCATTGTGACTGCACCAGTTTCATCTATTTTAATATATGTTGCCGTACCAACGGCTGATCCTAAACCAATCTTTAAATCATTATTAGTATCATCTAAACCAATATAATAATCTTGAACATTACCATCAAATACAATCTTGGTATCTTCCTCACCACCATCACCAATTGTTATAGAGGGTGAAGTACCTTTTACAGTTAAAGCATTTCCATCAAAAGTTAGATTAGCCTCACCATTTAATCCGGTTGAACCTGTTGCAGTTGTAACATAGTTATTTGTATCATTTGCTAATGAAACACCAAAACCTGTAGCTGTACCACTATTTGCAATCGTTGCTCCAGAAGCAACTGTTAAGGTGCTTCCCGAAAGAACGGTAAACGTATTAGCGGTAAATTGGAAATCATCAGCACCAGCAATCTTAATATCAATCTGGTCATCTGTATCAGCTGTAATGCTAGTATCAGCATCAGCATCAAGGATTATTTCTTTTCCTTGTGCATCAAACATCGAAGCATCTATTTTTGTAACCATTTACTTTATTTCCTCTTATTTCAAAGCATCAGGAACATATGCATCAATATCATCTGTGTCATTTAACGTAGCAAGATGTGTCTCAACTGATGGAGGCAAATCACGCAACGTAACCTTCTTTGCCGCAACTTGAGTTTTGGTTAACCCATCTGGATGTACACCTTCATCTGCTAACTGATATTCTAAATCAAGTTCAGTTAACTTGGCATTACGATTACCACGAACTACTTCCAGCCGTTCTGTGCGGGATTTTGGTAGCCGCCATGCGTGGGTCTGAAGAAGTGGCCGAAGGTCTGGAATGTCGTTGCCTTCTTCGTCTTGTTCCAAAGCCGTTGTGCGAACTTCAACAGCCAGCGTATCGGCGGCCGGTACAACCTCTTCCTTCGTGATAATACCATCTACATCACGTTCAGCGGGGATGGTAGCAGCCTTGACCAAATCAGCAAGGATACCGCTGACTGATCCGGCATCACCGACTGTAGTTATCGTGCCGTCTGCATTAACAAGTATCTCATTCATTTGTTAATTCTCCTTAATTTATTCATTTTCTAGTTCTCCAAAAAACGCTATATAGCCGTCCTCATTCGCATATGAATCATTGAAATACGTCCAGCCGAAACCGAAGTTGCTTGCAGTCTGCCCCTTAGTGTCCGACGTTGTCTTCATTACGGCACCACCTGATGATCCAGCCCTGTTCGCCGCCATCGACACAGCAACGTAGTTGGCGCTTTTGAATGGTACGGCGAAGTCAACAGACAAATTCCCGGTGCCGTGATTAGTCAAAGCCTTAATGTTGTAGCTAGCTGATATTGTCGCGCAATTTTCAAAATAAACCCACGCCTTCGCCTTACTAAGATCAACACCGGCTGGCAATTCACTAGCCAGACCCCGCACCATCTCATTAACTTGCCTTTGGTCAACTGCCGGTGCCGTAACGTATGCATTGGCAGCATTCTGTTCAGCCCGTAGATCGCCCCACAGCTTGCCCTTTTCGCTTGCACCACTATTAACAGTGGGCTTGCTGTCTACAACCAACCCGTCGAATATGGTGATGGCGTCTGTCTGAGTAACCAGTACTTTGCCTGATCCTAATGGATCAACGCTCACGTCCACTACAGCATCGGTAGTGCCAGATTGAAGCAGACATTCAGCAGAGGCCACGAACATGCCTTTTTCGGCATCGTAGGCTTGGCGGATTCGAGTGGCAGATGGGGCGCTGGCTGATAGACGTGCAAGGCTTATTGTTGATGACGTAGCGGCGGCGGTGTCACCGGGGTGATATCCGATACCAAACGTAGTCGAGCCATTATTAGTGTTGTCACTCGTCACGTCAGACGTGCCTTTTAGAACGCCATCTACATATCCATAGTGAGTGTTTCCATCCCGCACCTGATCGACTTTGTGCCATACTGCGTCATCGTAAATTTGGGTGCTGTTGAATGCAGAGGAGCCGCTATCTGTTACATAAAATCCAAATGTGCCGGTGCTTTCAAATCTGATTCTGTAGCCGTATGTACCGCCGCTTGTTCCTTTCATCATCAGGCATTCAGTGCTGGTGACGTTGGAACTTTTTACCCAGCAAGACATATGAAAATCGCCTGTGCCAAATTCAAAATCAGTGTCGTAGGCACGGCTAAAATTGTTTGAAGAACTAAACCCGCTATACCCCAACAACTCCGCACCGGATTCCACAGCCGCTTCGGTCACCGTTCCGTTTTCTGTCAAAGTATTAGCGTAGGCAGAACGATCTACAGTCTTACTGTTGGCCAACCATGTGCCTTTCGGCCAATAAGCAGTATATCCTGTATTATAAGCACGAGTAATTCCTGCATTAAGTGTTTGCTTAGAACCTACTGAAATGCCCGGAGCATCAGAAGTAAATCCTTTCACAAGACCCAGACCTTCAGGTGCGCCTAACGCAGCCAGATTTCCTGCAGCAGAAAAAGCATCTATACCAGCGGCAAGGTTGCGTGGTTCATTACCGCCAGCATCTGCGAACTGATAGGGTGGATTTACCGTATCATCTGCAATAATGAGATGAATTGGCATTTGCCGCAAGTCAGTAGCACTGTAGTTGGCGATGATCCGGCCATATGCAATACCTATTCCCTTTTCCGCCCCCGACGAAGAATCCATGAACTCCCAAACATTTCCATCATCTTTAATAACTGATGCAGTACGATTGCCAGAACCGTACTTGGCCCCGAAACTAGGGAGGGGCCCACCTGTACGGGGATCAAAAGCGGGCTGATTAGATAACCCCGCAGCCACGGCGATCACGGAATTATCATTTAATGCCGGGGTCGTGCTGGTGGTCAAGTTGCGGGGCCAACCAGTCAGTCGTTCAGCCCATACACCAGAATGTGGGTCAACGATTGAGATGCCGTCTTCAGAGCCAATTATAAGATAGCCCATAGAAGCCGCTATGGATGTCGGTGTCGCATCATTAGTTAGATCAACCGTTGCTAATGGCGTGGTGCTGATGGCCCCGCTTGTTTGTTCCGTTAAATCCCAGATGTTAATTTCTGTATTAGAACCTTCATCCTCAATAGTTGCCAGCATCAAACTGGAAAATACAGATGCTTTATTCCATAAACCTTTCCACGGCATACCATCTACAGAAGGCCCAAAGATAACTTGATCCACAAAATTAGCATTAGCTTGTAAAATGCCAGCATAGGCACTTTCTGAATCAGTACCAAAATTAGTAGCTGTACCACTATTGGTAATTGTTGCGCCGCTGTCAATCGTTAATGTTGATCCAGATAATACATTAAAATTATTCGCAGTAAATCTAAAGTCATCGGCTCCAGCAATCTTAATATCGATTTGATCATCTGTATCTGCTGTAATACTAGTGTCAGCATCAGCATCTAAAATAAGTTCTTGTCCATTAATATCCAATGCACCTGTCAATGCTGTAATTTCAGAAGCATCAACAGCATTCGCAGCAATTTCTGATGCGCCAACAGCATTCGCAGCAATTTCTGATGCGCCAACAGCATCTGCTGCGATTTCAGATGAACCAATAGCACCAGCAGGAATTTTTGCTGCTGTTACAGCATCAGCAGCAATATCAGCTGTCTGGACAGTAGTAAGAGAAGTACGCCCCGATAAATAACCTGACATTTAGGTTTGCTCCAGATAAGAAATTGTTGCTTCAAGCGAAGATGCATTTTCAGCTCGAATTTGAATATAATCACCTGTCTCCAAAACTAACTTTCCTTGAATTGGTGCAAGTGAATCATTAATAGGTATATTAATTTGATGTGCTAGAATACTTTCGCTTCCTGCACCACTTTGAACTACCTTAACACTAAGCCAGGAAGCAGCAGAGGCGTGCATATTAGCAACTTGAAGTCCAATGATAACGGTAGTTGTTGAGCTTGGCGCAGTATATGCTGTAGCATATGATGTCGTTACATCATAACTCGTCATTTTAAAAGTGTCAGCCATTTGTCCTTATTAACCTCCTAAAGCTATCATTAATCCTACATTAGTAGGAAATCCTGTAGCTGTGCCAGAATTAGTAATCGTTGCACCTGAATCAACTGTTAAAGTGCTACCAGATAATACATTCATACTATTGGCAGTAAATCTAAAGTCATCAGCACCAGCAATCTTGATATCGATTTGATCATCTGTATCAGCCGTAATACTTGTGTCAGCGTCAGCATCAAGAATCAATTCTTGTCCATTCATATCAAACGTACCTGGCGCAACTAAATTACCACTTAACTTTGCCGAAGTCACTGTTAAATCACTAGGAGTACCTATGCCGGTTTCTCCACCCATAATTATAATAAAACATACAGCAGTACTTGCCGGGGCAGTAGTAAAAGTAATTGTTGACCCAGATATAG